TCATTTAACATTCCTTACTTGATTATAACGATCAATACAGAGATTCAAATCCCTTATTGCTTCGTCTCCGTCTGTTGTGATGGTGATAAGAGCTTGACTAGTCTGTCTGTCAAGTTCGGCTCTCGCTTCTGTAGTTCCAGAGGCGGGATTTGATATGGAACTGGGGATTGACAACCGGAGAGTGCCAGCATCAAGATCAGCCCTAAGCTTAGTGATTTTAATTTGTGCATCTTGTTTTTCCTTAGTATACTTTGCGTTAGTCTGGGCAGCTTCTTCTACCATTACTGCGTTGAGTCTACCTATCTCGGCTTGTTGCTCAACGTATGCTTGATGGTGGCCCCAACCAAATGAGGCACCCATAGCAATAATAATACCAAGAATAACCGAAGGGTTAAACAGGCTTAACATCTTCCTCTTTCTTCTCTGCCTTATTCATTGCAGAGATACCGAGGATAGCAGCAAAGGCAATATGCACAAAGCCACCATTAGTTAGTGTCAATGGAACCCACTGACGGAAGGCATCGTTAGCTGCCTGTACTTCCCAGAACTGTACAATAGTGTACATAATAGGGAAGATAATAAAGTCAGCAATGTTAATTGCCATGTAAGTAAGACCCATTAAATAGGTCCACTTCTTTTTCATAATCTCGTCCATGATTATCTCCTACACGCATCTACTGCGTCTTTAACGATTATATAAAGGTATAACTCAAAGGGTAATATAATAAAGAATAATAGCGTGAGTAATACGAGGAAGCTTATATATGCGGTTTCGCTAGATGAATTGTTAATAACAGCCCCCATACTTCTAAAATAATTACTGCCATGACAACTACCCAAGAAATTCTACTGTGAAACTTATTTATAAGTCGCTGCTTTCTTTGGTATGCCTCTTTCTTTTTTCTCATATTACGAAGATGAGTTGCTTCTTGTTTTTCTTGTACAATACCAAACATATTAACTACGTCTGTGTATAATGCGCCTAGCTCGGGAGGACTCTGGTAAACCATTATCTCACGAATTTCTTTTTGTAGCTTTTCCATTTCTTTGAGAGCTACTACATGATCAAGAGATATATCGAGTAGATCATCAGGATTTATTTCGGTATTATCAATACGCTCCTGTTGTTCTGCTATCTTCTTTTTCATAGCGATCATAGCCTTAAAGAATATCTTGAGGTTCTTAATGAGTTCATTCTTAACAGACTGCTCATCAAACTCTTCATACTCTTTTGTAGGCTTAGTTATTTTCTTAATTTCCTCTACAGCTTTAGGAGCAACTACTTTAGGAGGTGGTTCATCAGCAAAGAACTTTGATTTGAAAAAGCCCCAGATACCTGTACTGACGTTTGTTACTTCAGTAGCGATACCTTTGACTTCATCAAATGTTTTCTTTGCTTTAAGAACTGTTCCTTTGTATTCCTTATACATCTCGCACCCTTGCTGGATTGCTTCAACTGCTTTGATTGCTCCTGCAAGAAGTATGAGTGGCATTATGGAGCCTTAAATTCTCTGTAGAGCTGAAGGGCTTTATGGCCGATCATCAACACAGTGTATATGAGAGTAGCCCATAGGACTAACTCTGATACCTGATAGCCAGCTACTGTTGCTAAGGATATAGTCACTGGAGGGGTGGCTTTAGTAATCATTGCTACCCCCGTTTCTGTTGTTAAATTATGGTCATTCACGGGTTTTTACTTTCAAGTTGATGTTAAGCTGATACAACAGGAATTGGAAATGGTTTTCTGGTGTTAGCTGGTATGCCATTCACCATGCCGAAAATATCTTTGCGGTCTTCACGTTGATTGCCATCAATGTAGACAGGAACAAAACCAGTCATCACTTCAAAGGCAGCAGCAAAGTACACAATGTTGTCAGAGAAAGAATTTTTGCATGAAGCTTCAAACAAGTCACCTTCAAGGAACATGCAAGAGCCAGCACACAAATGGACTACTGGGCATGATAAACATTCGCTTCGTTTTGCTAAGTGAGTTGCCGTATCTAACCTAATGTTTTCGAAGTCATCAACATGTCCAATCTTGTGGCTATTACCATTAGGAGCTATTGCGGATGCTGATGTGTTTTGACAAGTAATTACGTTACCATTAAGGTCAACAGCAATATTACTTGGGTCGTCCATCCCACACTTTTGTGAGATAGATGTGATTGTCTTTTGATAGCGAACAGTATCAATAAACCCTTGAATTTTCATTACAGGAATACTGAATTTAGAGCCTTTACCAACACGCATTTCGGTTAAGGAATTGAGTCTGAATTTAATTTCATCAGACAAACTCTTAAGAGAGTTGCCAAGCCCACCTTCATCATAAGCATCAATGAACTCACCTTGACCAAGCGGAACATCTTCGTCTCCAGTAAACCGCTTAAAATATTCGTAAGCAGCATCACGAGACTGATTACCAGCATGAATCATTGTGTTAAAACTAAATCTACCTTTTGGCTTCAATCGGGCATATAAGTCGAGAACAGCATTACGTGAACCCTCATCTGTTAACGGGTCTGGTCCTCGGAATGACTGACCTCCAGCATCATGGGAAATAGAAACAGTAAATTCGTTTTCATCAAGCCATGCGTTCTTTTCTGAATCTAGTAAAGAGCCATTTGTGATAACAGAAAATCTGATGTTTGGATATTTAGCCTTAATCTTTTCAGCTAATGGTTTTAATGTCTTCCAATACACAAAAGGCTCACCACCCCAAAACTCAACAGACACACCACCGCCAATTCCATCATCACCACCATCAAACCAGTTTGGTAGAGATACCATGAAAGCATCTACATCGTGTGGGTTAGTTTCAACTGAACGTTCAACAAACCTTTGGCTACAGTAGCTACATTCATAGTTGCAGCTTAAGCCAAGAGAAATCTTTAGCCTCTTAATTTGATTTGACTTTTTGAGTGGAGACTCCTTGTCAAAAATTACGGCATCAGTAAACGTGCGACCAGAGGTGGATAAAACAGGAGTTCCATCTTCGTGAAGGAGTGCGCTGTCATCTGTTCGGTATAGAAATTTTGCAATCTGACCCGACTCTGGGTGTTTTGATGTGATGTTGAATGTTGCCATTTAATGTGGTGTCCTTTTTATTTTGATGTTACACACTACCTGAACCATTGGCTCATCCCCTTTATATGGGCATTGGTAGTGGGGAATATGTGATCTATACATTACAACAAGGCCGTCTCTTGGTAGTAGGGGGTACTCACTGGGCCTTTCTTCTTTGAATCTAAATGATCCAGAAGGTTGCGCAGGATTTACCAAAACAAAAGATGCGTTGCCAAATTTATTGACTGGCTGCTCTTGGTTTTCTTGTGGTGCTTTTACAAAGTACTGTAATGTTAAGTCGCCTTCATCAGAATCGACATGCGTTTTAATAAATTGACGATCAAACGAAACAATTTCGTGCCCATCAATTTCAAAATTATCGCCAATGTCATAGTGAAAACGCGCAATAGATACTAGTATGTTTTTGAGTTCTTGAATTGGTGGCTCATTCATCTCAAAAATATTATGAGGTATGCGCTCATAGTGCTCACTTCCAGTTGATGTGTTGTTAAAAACATCAAGCAATAATGGCAACAAAGACGCATTAAGAACGTCTCTGTTGTCAATATCAATTACTACAACAGAAGGCCATAGGGTTACTGCACTGTGATCTTGCATTCGCTGACACCTGAATAATATTTGAAGCCAGCTTTAATTTTGAACTGATCGCTAGGCATCATGTTAGCTAAAGAGATGCGAGCAATACCTTTTCCATTCACAGCACGAACCCTTGCCATAAGCAAGTTTCCACCAGTAACTTCAAGATACACATCGCAGACACCAAGGTGCTGTTCACCGCTTGAATCAAGTACAGTAAATGGCACTTCAACAATTGTCTCTGCAATACCAACTACCTCAAGATTGTCAAATGTAATAGATGGAGACATGATTTCTCGTAGAGAACCAAGACCACCTACAGAATCTACTGGATGCTCAACAGCCGTTCCATTGATGATTTCAAAGAATTGAGGGTCTGGGTTTACGTGAATACCAAGCACCCAATTGTTAATCTCAGAGTCTTTAAAAGGAACAATCAAACATGCTGTTGTGCTAAATCCGTTTTGCATTGAAAGTTGACGACCAGTCAATCGTCCCGGCTGCGTTGCTTGCCAAAAGTTGAACATTGGAGCAAGGAGCTGCCCTGACGGAAAGCAATAAGCAGCACGATCAGATAGATCTTCGCGAGTCAGAATGTCAGCAAACTTTACATCATACCTCATTCGGTCATCAAACTCCGTAGCCACTAATTCGCCTGTGGTATTTCCATCGGCATCAACTAGATTTACACCGAACTCATCTGTTTTAAGAACTAGGTTTGCTTGTTCAATTATGAAACCATCTTGATTGATAGTTAATTTTACTTTGACTTTTTGACGCGCAACTGGCGAATAAAAAATTTTCATTTTGTTTCCTTTTAACAGCAATTACAGTTGCAAGCGCAATTGCAGTTATATGCGTAATATCCAATGCGAATTGAGTTTGCTGAATCTTTGTAAACTGTTGTAGTTCTAAGGTCTCCACCTCCTGCAACTATTGGTATAGAGCTTGCTACCGTAGCAGCAGTAACTGCGGCAATATCATTCGAGAATGAGCTTAGCGCGGTTGGTCTTCCGGTTACACTAGTCCAAGCAACAGAACCTGAAGCTACCGCATTTGTACTGACAGAAGTTACACGCCCTTTAGCATCTACTGTAATTGATGGGATTGCAGATGAGCTTCCATAACTACCAGCAGTGACACCTGAGTTTTCTAGTTTTGCACTAGTTACGTTTGCATCAGCGATCTTAGCAGTAGTAATCGCTAAGTTAGCAATGTCACCAGTAGCAATTGTTAAATCAGCAATCTTAGAAGATGTAATTGCGCTATCTGCAATCTTTCCTGATGTAATAGCGTTATCTACAATCTTAGATGTTGTGACGTTTGCATCGGTGATTTTTGTTGTTGTAACAGAACCGTCTGCAATACTAGAGGCAACGTCAATAGCCCCAGTATTCCCTACGATAAGTTTTGATAAGTTTCTAGCTTTTCCCATTATTAATTCTCCAATGCTTCAATGCGTGCTGTGAGTGTTGTTAACGCAGCTTGCTGTTTGTTGATTAAGACTTGTTGCTCTTGGATGGCTGCGGTGAGAGTTGCAACTAAGAAGCTGGTGTCGATGCCTTGGTATACAGGGCGGGTTTGTTCATTACCTTCCGCATCAGTATAAGTTTCAACAGCGTCTTTTTCACCTGTTACACATTCAGAAATAACCTCTTGTAGTTCATGCGCGATAAAGCCTTGACCATTAGAGCCGTCTGCTTTCCACGTATAGGTTACAGGCTTTAGAGCTGCTACTTTTTCCAACGCTCTAGTCATCGGTTGGATGTCTTCTTTCAAACGATAATCAGAAGATGTGTTGTATGCGGTTGTGCTTGTACCGTTTGTGGTAATTGTTCCAACTTGAGTAGCGCCTACGTTGGCACGAAATGAAATAAAACGATACCCGTTAACAACACTTGCATTTACGTTAGCAATTTGAATTTGAGGACCGTCATTTGTTGAGGCAATACTGCTCACAAAATTAGCACCACCTGTGCCAATATAAGTTCCTACGGTAGCTCCATCCGTTGTTGATTTCCCCACCAGCAAGTTACCGCTGGAGTCGATACGGGCTTTCTCAGAGCCACCCATGCTGAATGTAAGTGGTGTGTTATCGACTGAATTTAAACGGCATGATGTTGAATCAGCACCAATGGTAAGACGATACCCACCGCTACCTGTTGAGTCTCGAAGTTGTAAATAACCGCCAGTTACATCCAAGCGTTGTTGTGGGGAACCCGTACCAATACCTAAGTTGCCGCCGTAGGGCTGCAATGCCATATCTGAAGCAACAGACCCCGCTGCACTCATTTGAATATACGGGAAATCACTTGGCCCAGAGCCAAAAGCTAATGAAAAACCTGAACTTGACTTAGGAACAAGAGTAAAGGCAGCTGCTGAATATGCAGTCGCCAAACTTGAGGCATTTGTCGTGCCGCCTGTTATCTGCAGTCTGCCATTAGGCGAAGCAGTACCAATACCCACGTTACCTGACGCATCTTTGTAGAACTGGCCTGAGCCTAAATTCACAACGCCAGTACCGCCAGTTAATGTACCTGTATAGCTAGGGTTTACTTTCGGTAAAAATTGAGCATCAGCAGCCGTGACACTGTAAGTATCAGCAATTACAAAACTGCCAAACGCATAGACAACTAATTCATCATTTAAACTAGCAGCAGAAGTTAAAGTAATTGATGTTCCATTTGTAGCAGTAAAATCATCACCGGGACGAAGGGCTACCCCGTTTAACGAGATCATTAGCGCTGACGTAGTATAAGATAACGAAACTCCATTGACATCATTACCACTAAATACTGTTTGACCAGCTGTTGCTACAAATTCAAATGTAGCAAGCGTTGCTACCGAAGCGCTTGATGCTGCCAACCAACCGCTAGCAGTATAAACAAACATCTTACCTTCGGTAGTGTCAAAGTACAAAGCACCGACAATTAAAGCGTTACCATCGTTATCTACAGAGGGAGCAGATGCTTTAGCCCCAAGATAACGATCATCAAAGTTATCTAACAAAGCAGCAGCACTAGCAGCACTAGAAGCAGCTGAAACAGCAGATGTAGCAGCTCCAGAGGCAGACGATGCAGCAGCAGTGGCCGAAACATCTGCTTCACTTGCCTTAGTTGTTGCTGTACTTGCAGATGCACTTGCTGACGAAGCAGATGAAGCTGCGTTAGTAGCCTGTGTGGTAGCTGTAGAAGCTGAAGTAGAAGCACTAGAAGCAGAAGAAGCTGCATCCGTTGCAGATGTACTAGCTTCACTTGCCTTAGTTGTTGCTGTAGAAGCTGAAGAGCTGGCTGATGATGCGCTTGCTGCAGCATTACTTGCACTAGTAGCTGCTTCACTTGCTTTGGTTGTTGCTGTGCTTGCCGAAGTAGAAGCGTTTGAAGCACTTGCTGCTGCGTTAGTAGCCTGTGTGGTAGCAATACCTGCCTGAGTGGTAGCTGTGGAAGCACTAGACGAAGCGTTAGTTGCTTGAGTAGTTGCTGTGTTAGCTGCAGCATTTGCGTCAGTTGCTGAGGATGCTGCCGCTGATGCTGCGTCAAGAGCACTTAGCTCAGAAGTTCTTGCGCCTGATGCTGACAGAGCAGCCGCATTTTTATAATCTAAAGCAGATGCAGCAGATGATGATGCGGATGTTGCACTAGTTGTTGCATTAGTGGCCTGTGTGGTAGCAACACCTGCTTGGGTAGTAGCAACACCTGCTTGGGTAGTTGCAGTAGAAGCGCTAGCTGCAGCATTAGTTTCAGAAGTGCCAGCGTTATCCTCAGAGGTTGAAGCAGCCGTTGCACTGTTTGCAGCGTTAATGGCCTGAGTTGTTGCAATAACCGCTTGTTCAGTTACAGCAGATAATGCAGCAGATGCGGCGGTAGCTGAAGCACTTGCATTTGTAGCTGAAGTAAATGCGGAAGCGGCACTTGCAGCTACAACAGTTTCTGCGTTGAGAGCTACAGTTGCACTTGCAGCAGCAGCATTTTTGGAAGCTAACGCTTGAGCCGCGCTAAGAGCTGCAGCAGCAGCATCTTCAGCCGCTAGTTTTGGATACACATTTGAGTTTGTAGTATCTAGGTTGTCGTATTCACCGCCAGCGGAAATACTACCTGTCATTCCAGGTACTTGTTCGTAACCCATAGTATCTCCTTAGATTAATCCGTTAGTGTTAAAATTAACTTGAACATTACCACCAGAAGCCCTACGCCACTTTTCTTCTTTGTTCATTGAGAGTAGTGTTTCGTTAAAGCGTTTCTCGTATCGTTGTTCCATTGTAGTGTCAAATAGGTATGCACCTAAGTTATATAGACCACCCCATACAACCAAGCGTTCATTATTATCTCTTAACCAATTAGAGACTTCTTTACCCTCGTACATTTTAGTTGTAACAGTAGGGTTATATAAAGCAGCTTCTTCGTAAGTACTGAAACATTTCAACACAGAGTCTGCTGTAGAGAAATACAAGTTGGTTCCACCGGAAGAAACAAGAGCTACATAAGGTTGTTCAGCATCTGATAGGCCAACAAGGTAATTAATAGGCGCAACGCTATACAAAGCGTTTAATGCAGGGAGTCTGCGGTAGTAGTGAATTTCTACAGTAGCGCCTACAGCTAGCTGCGGATGAATAAAGATCTTACCGTCCTGCCACATCCAATTGTACACAGAATACTTTTCACTGTACAAATCAAAGAAGGTGCGTTTATCTGTAACTTCGTTAAATACTTTACTAACATTAGAAGGAAAGGTTGAGTATGAAGTACCTGCGTTTTCTTGAGCTAATGTTCTAATATAAATAAACTGAGTTAAGTCTTCTGGCATAGCAAATGATGTGTATGCGTTTCCATAAGGAAGACCTAAACTATTCTCTCCTAGATTATCAGCTTCTGAAATTGTGTATTTTACAGTTGCTTCTAATGGAGGAATTCTTAATTGTCTGTATGACTCATCAGCAGAATAAGATAGGCAATCCTGAATGACGCTGTCGGGAATAGTTTGTACTTCGGGTTTATTTGACCAGTCTCTTACTTTCGCAACTAGTGCGTCAAATTTAGGTGTTGCCATATGTTATTCTCCTTATAAGGCTCTTACGTTACTTGTCTTGAGCGCGGGATATTCCGTGTCAATTAGTTTCTTTAATTTACGTAGGTTAAGAGGGTCATGCATAAAGTCCGGTGCATGAATGTCTAAACCATATTTAGTTAACATATCAATAGCTACAATATCGGGAATGATAGCGAATGAGCGATATGTTCTTCCGTTAGATGCAAATGAATCGCGCTCACGGGAAAGGGCAGCATAGTCTTTGTATGCTTGAACGTTCTGTTCTAGTTTAAAATCCTTTTCATCAGCCTTAACTGTGAAACTATTTTTATTATCGTCTTGTGATAGAAACCCCATTGTGTCCTCGTTTGTTTAGTTAGATAGAGCTGCGCTGAATGCACCATCAATAGTGAAACAACCATACTCGTATTTAGCGGTAGATACGTCAGTAACAACTACTAAAGCACCTGCAGTGGCATTAGCACCGTCATAGTACTTAACACCAGTAATTAATCCACGGATAACCGTAGAGGCAGCATAGTCAGAAGCAGTAGTGCCTGTATCTGCAGCAACAGAAATCTGTGCCACATAATTATCAGGGATGTACTTTTTAGTACCGTCAGAAGCGGTAATTCTTAGAAATTCCATTTTGATCCTTATTCGGGTACTGTGTAATTAGTATTGTCTACTAACACTGTTTGAGCATTTTCAATAGCGTTGTTAATAGCGCTATCTAATCCTTCACCACCATAGGTTTGAATTGCAACAATTACGTTAACAAGAGCAACAGCTAGTTGGTCAGCTGATTGAGCAATAAGCTCGGGTGTGTTTTGGTCTACGTTATACATAGTTTTCCTTTGAAATAAAAAGGGAAAGGATTTCTCCCCTCCCTTTTAATTAGCTATTAAGCACCTGACAAACCGAAGATCAAGCCAGCGCCTTTTGGATTACGGCACTCCAAGGTACCCTCTTCAACGATCTGACCGATGATAGAGTCACCAAGCTGACCGAGGTCAACTTCTTGTAGAGGACGCAATGAAGCGTAGCTGAACCACATTGGGTCATATAGGAACGCGCTGAAGTTAGCAGCTTGGTCCAAACCAGAAACACCAGTGTTGGAGATACCCATCACGTAGTTAGGTACAACCATGATGTCACCGAAGTCAGACATGTAGATCTCGACTGATTGACGGAGTTTACCGTCAGCATCGATGTTACGGCGAACGTTACCGTCACCAGCGTTGCTTGAGCTAGAACCAGCAGACTGAGCCTTAGCTGAGAATACACGGCGGTTAGCTGGAGACAACATCAACTTAGTGGCCTTACCACCGTTTTCGTAGATAGCTTGCATTACGGTGTCAACGTGTGACAACTGTAAGCTGTTCTTATCAGCAGAAGTAACAGTAGTGAAAGTACCGGCTTGACCGCCACCCATGTTGGTAGGAGCAGTGTACTCAGCGCCAGTAGTCAACACGTTTAGTGCTGTAGCTGGAGTAGTTGTAGCTGCAGTGTAGTTAACCCAAGCTTGGTAGCCACCGAATTTACGGGTGCCAGAACCGTTTGAGCTGTTCCATGAGTTGACCAAGTCGAACTCAACGTCACGGCGCAATTCGGTACCACGCTTCTTGAGCTGGTATGCGTATTCGTCAGCAACACCTGCTTGATCGACAGCACGCTTAGTACCAGTTACGGTAACAGTCTTGCTGTTGATCTGAGTGTAGTTACCCAAACGAGTACGGAATGGTTCTGCACCTTGAGCAGAGTTCTGAGTAGCGTATGATACGCCTTCAGCAACAGCAGCAGAAGTAGGAGCAGCCAATTCGTCAGTTTGCCATTCGTGGAAAACTGCAGTAGCCTTAGTCTTGCCGATTGAAGACAAGAAAGGGGTTTCGTCACGGCTAATCATAGAGATGAAGTTAGCCAAGTCTTCGCGTTCACCTGCGTTGACTGCGTTACCTGTAGCTGATGCGCTACGTGCGGCGGCTTTTGGACCGCCAGTTGCAAAGTTAGTACCTGCCATTTTATTAATTCCTTAAAGTGAAATTTGGTTTTATAATTTTTTGCTCACAGAAGAAATACGTTTTAGAAAATCTAATTCGTCTTGTTTTGATCCTTGACCGGAAAGAACCTTAGAACGGTTTTCAGTAGTAGCTTGTTGCGCTTTCTTTGCTGCAGGTAATCCATTTTTCGTGGGTACCGACTTAACAGAGGGAGCTGCCTTACGCTTTACTTCACCAGTTTCTTTGGCTGTCTTGAGTTTACGATAGTCGTTAATAAACTTTACTACGTTAACATCATAAATTACATCTAAGAGTTGTTCAGGGATGCCTTCTTTAATAGCAAACTCACGGATTGAACCAGCAACTTTATCTGAATAATCGGGGATTACTTTCGTAATATTATCCTCGTACGCTTTCAGTAACGCTTGTTGTTGTTCAGCCTGTTGTGCTTTTAGTTGTTCAGCAACCTTACCTGCACTAGCCTCACGTTTATTACGTGCTGCCCAGTACTTCTCTTGTACTTCTTCTAGCTTTTCTTTTAACTCTCGTGCTGTGTAAGTATCACCTTCTTCTCGGGCTTTATCGATATCACCTTTGATCTTGTGGTACTCACCAGACAACTTAGTTTCAGTAGCAGTTAACTCTTCGTTAATCACTGTAGCTAGTGTCATTACTTCCTGTAACTTTTCATTTCTTTCAGTCTCGATCTGCTTCTTCAGCTCGCCGAGTTCGCGCCCTTTTTGAGATA